TGATCCTTGGTCACGTCGGCTTCGTTGACACCATAGATAGCCGAAGCCATCTTCTTGTAGACGTCGCCCTTGGATGCGAATGTCTGCACCACATCGTCCTGACCGGCCAGCCACGCCAGCATGCGCGCTTCGATCTGTGCAGAGTCTGCCTCGACGATGCTGTAGCCCTCGGGCGCTACGATACACTTCTTGAGTGCCTTGGCGTTAGGGCCCCGACTAGGGAGGTTCTGCAGGTTGATCTTATCATCCCCACCCCAGCGGCCAGTGTGGGCAGCGTAGTAGCGCACGGGGACAGGCAGTATGCCACGCCCTGATATGTCGATGAAGCGCTGTGTGCGGGTCTCCTCTAGCGTGGACTTAACCCCGAGCCGTGCGGCAGCCAGCGTCTGCACCTGCGGGTCATAGTGTTCCAGCAGGTCTTTCATACCTTGATCGGTCTTAGCCAGCGCGTAGGTCATCTTCCCCGTGGTGGGGCTGATCTTCATGGGGCACGGGACACCCAGATTACCTAGCAGCGCCGCGAACTTGGGGTTCGACATCAGGTCGGTTTTGTCCTCTAGACCGGCGGATTTGAGCAGGTCTCCCTTCATAATCTGCGTCTTCGCTAGGTGTGCTTCTAGACGCTCTCGGTCGAGCCCAAGCGTGGGCTCCGTAAACATACGCAGGGTCAGGTCGATCAGCTTGAGTTCGGACTTAGGGAAGCCCCGTGACAGCATGATGTTGAATATTTCGTAGGTCAGGTCTACGTCGTTAATGCAGTACTGGCCGTAGGCCGACAGCTCCTCAAACGAGAAGTCGCTGCGTCTCTTGCCCTTGGCATCGAGCACCTCGTTGCCCTTCTCCCCCACCTCGTAGTTCTGAGCGAGGGTTTTCAGGCTGGCGCTCTTCTCGACTCCGTGTATGGCACGTGCCATGCAGAGGGTATCAAACAGAACCTTGGGACGGATACCAAACCGCCACGAGTTAATCGCGCCATCAAACATCATGTTGTGTGCCAGCACCGCGGAGTTAGCCCAGTCATACTGGGCCAAAAACTCCTTAGTGCGGCCATGTGTGCCGCTGAACCACTCGGTGGTGCCCGCGTTGACTTTAACCCCCACCCCAATGACTTGGAAGCGGGGGTCACGAACATACTCTTCCGTGGTGATCTTGGACAGCGAGTAGTCCTTGTCGTAGTAGGTCTCGAAGTCGACTGTAATAATGTCCATAGGTTTACCTTACCCTAGAATGGGGCAGCTGCACGGTACCCGAAAATACTATGGTATTTAATGCCTCGATAACATTGTCCTTCCGAGGTGCGATGTATGTGCCCAAAACAAACCCTTTTGCTTTAACTAGCTCGGCCATGTCCAGTATCGCAACTGACACCAATACTTCTAAGCATGACGGATGGTAGTGGTACGTAACCCATGGGCTGCCCACGTAGTCATAACTAATTACCGCCTCTCCTATGCTGAAGTGCCCATTACATAGCGCGCAGGTAGTATCTGTGTTTACGCCCCACCTACCCTCGGTAAATTCAGTGTCGTCTGTAGCATTTTCTTTGTATGTTGTTATCTCTGCTATAAGTACCACCGCCTACTCCTCCTCGTTCAGTGGTGTATCGAGGTGCTCATAGAACACGTTCACGTTCTTGGCGTAGTAGACTGTGCTGGCGATCTGTTGATCCCCACTTGCATAGACTTTCAGGGCAGCGACTTCCCCGTTCTTGTGCATAGTACTTAGGCGCCCACCCACCTTCTGGATCAGGTCAGGGATGCCGGAAAGTGGGACGCTCCGTTTTGCGATAGCCTGCGTCAGCTCTTGCACTGTCCACGGGCGTAGTTGCTCCAGCACCGAGGTAAACACCCCAACGAAATCAGTGGGGTGCGTCTTTGTAGGCTCTGGGATGTTAGGTACATTCCTAACAACGTCGGCCACGCGGGATAGGACTTCGACACGAACTGCGCGCCAGCGCGATGGGTGGTGTTTGGTATGTTCGGAGGCATAGTTGTCTGTAGCCCATACACGTAGGGTATCGCCCACCTCTAGGGCGTGGCGCTGTACATCCACTACGGATAGAAATACTTGCTCGTTGTCTGGTGTAATCGCAAAGCCTAGGCCCGCCCGAGCAGTGAAGTTGTAGGTCGCTTCCAGTTGTTGCAGTTCCGTCGGTTTGAAATAGTTCATGCTCATTCCTTGTCCTTCTTACTTAAAATTTCACGGCACTCTCCGGCGATAGCGGAGTAGGCCGATGCGTCAGTGTAGTTGTCTGGGTGATAACCCTTCTGAAACGATCTGGTCATCTTTACTAATACCATCATCCACGCAACGTCTTCGGCATCGAGTTCTAGTTTGTCCGTAGCCCTTTGTTTTGCGCGGATGTAGGTGTTCCACAGTTCTGCGCAGTCAGTAAGATTGTTGATGGGTGGGCCGTAGGCTTTGTTTCTGTCCCCGTTCGTCAGGCCGATTGCCGTTTCTAGGGTCTGCACCCGCGCAGGTTTCGGTGTTGGGCTTGCCGAAAAATATAGAATCTCATCGTCAAACCACTCTTCTTGTATCGATTTTTGGCTTCCAATAAGCACATCGCGTGGGGTGCCAATGCGGTCGATGCAGGATTTAGCGATATGGTGGGGTACCCCGCAGTCTACAGATGTAGTAAGCGCGTCAGCGCCGGGGTTAGTAAGTAGGTATTTCCATACCCGTTGTTCTGCTTCAGACATTACAGTCATATTTATCTCCTTTATCGTTAGTTAGTGCTGCTTAGCATTATTTGCAACTGCTTCATAGTACATTTTTACTCGTCAGACATGATGCCATCTACGGGGCGGTCGGGCTGGTTCTGATATTTGCCGTCATAGTAAGCGTTGCAGGATGTCTGGTGGAAAATTACCTGTGCGATACCCGCACCCGCTGGGATGTGTAGTCCCTCGCGTCCATGATATACCAGTTCCAAGGTCAAATGCCCCCGCCACGATGGTTCGATCACCGTGTTGAAGACCGACAAGCCCTGCCGCGCCCACGTAGACTTGTCGTGGACAATGCCAACCAGATCGGACGGCATGTGAAATTCTTCGATGGCGCTGGCTAAGGTGAAGTTGCCGTTTTGGTATTTGTCATCCACTACGACGCCACCATTACGCCTAAACCAGACACTTTGTTTAATTCTGATGTCGTACCCTGCTTCTGAAAGACCCCAAGACACGCCGTGTTCGCGGCGCTTCTCGTTGATCATGTCCTTGATCGGTGCTGCCTCAATGAGGTTTGTTCCGTTGATAATCATTCGTCATAACTCCAATCATGTTTGTAGTTTTCTTCAAGTTCTGCCAAGGCTTGCTCCTGCCGTATCTGCTCCTTGATCTTCATGACAGTCGGCATGTGGTGCTTGGTGATGCGGGATATGATCTCCAGTTCTAGGGGCGTGACCCACCAGCGAGGCATAGGCACGTAGCCCATCTCCCGTAGCTTTTTCCCTACGGGGCTGAATGTATTGTGGTCAGCGGTCATCCCCGACCCCCGCAAACGCTTCGTTCGCAATCTTCGCCATGCGTTTGACTGTGGCGTTTGCGCTCGCTGTTTCGCAGTTTGCGATTTGTTCGAGCGCTTCCGCAAAACGTAGCGCTGTTTTCCAAGCGGCTACCTCGCTATTCATTGCCCTCGTTACAGCGCCAAAACTAAAAATGTCACCCACTACCTGCAGCGCAAAACCCATGGCCTTATAAAACTTATTCATTTTCCATCTCCCTTCACGCAGTCCTCGTCGATCCACTCGTAGCCGGCCTTGATGCAAAGCTGCATGGGGCTGGGCTTTGCAACCCAAACGACTACAACAAAGGCAAAAGTACATACCAAAACAATGCCCACAAAAAATAACAGAACATCTTTTGCATCTTGATCACTCATTTTCCACACTCCCCTTTCCAAGCCCAAGACCCATCGGTTGGGCAGTATTGTGCATATCCGCGCTCGATAGCGCCGCTCTTGTAGACACGGCTGGCTTCCCTGTGACCTACCGAAGCACCCATTATCAGCGTAAGGGTGGCAAATGCCGCTATCGCGAGAACAATTACAAAGTTATCACTCATTTTCCATCTCCCATGGTGCGCGCCCTAGCGTGACGGGCATAGTACGAAACTCTAACGTATGCGTTGACATCACTGGTACGTTGACCGTCCTGCGCGGCGCGCTGATTGCAGTCCTGACAGTGTACATGCTCGAAGTGTCGCTCGTTGCCTTGCCATCAGGCATTTTCTGTTTGTTTACTCTCATTCCGCACCGCCTTTCAGGGCGGCGCGGGCAACCAATGCAGCTTCTTGACACCCATCGCAGCAGGTGTTTCTAGCAATACTGCCCAAAGCCGCGCTTAGCGAAGTGATGGCACCCGCGATTTCCATGCGGTACAGCATGGACAAATCACCAGTATGGCTCAGGTCGCTAATCATTGTTGCGATATGATCACTTTCGCTAGGAGGGGTATCTAGCCCCCGAGCATCCCCGCGCCGTATCAGGTCGTTTTCATTGCCCATCACTGACCTTCTCTTTCTGCCCCGTGGGGCGGTTGTTTACTCGCATTTTTCCATATCCTCATTGTAAGCGTCATTTAGAATAGCAAGGATCACGTCCCCCGCCGTTGCCCCTTCGGGGGCTTGTTCACGCAGCCACTGTTCGATGTGCGGCGGCGCTCTAGACAGCAAGACTTTGCTTCGGTCGAACTTTGCATCTACGCCAATCGAACGGGCGTACTTGATGTGGTTGTGGACGTTGGTAACTTTCATACCGAGTCGCTCGGCAATGTCCTTACGGCGATACCCACTACACACCAATTTGGCCACGGTTTGATATATAGGCTCTCTCACTTGGGTCTCACCCTTGGGAACGGCGACACACTCGGTGCATTTGTTCCTATGCAGTGGACGCCAATCACGTCCAAGCCCTGCGCCTCGAACACGTCACGAAGCGTGTTGATACTTTCACTGCAAGCCTGATAGGACGGGAACATCAGCGCGACCCGCGGGCCGTGTCCTTCAAACGGCCCGCCTAGCGACAGGGCCATGATTGTCCATGTTGGAATGCTCATTGCTTACCCTCCCCGATGCAACGGAGGGCGATACCTACCAGCAGCTGTAGTTCGATGGCGCTGTGCTCGGCTGCGCTGTTCCGTGGTGCGTCCATCTGCATGATGTCTGCTTTCCTCTTGATGCGGCGTAGTGTGGCCAGCAGGGTAATGTCCTCGGCCGCGTTCTGTATTGCGTTGTTCATATTGATTTCCTTTTGGTTGGTAGTGTTAGGCTTAAGCCTAACACCTAGTCTGCAGCGATACTTGTCCACCCCATAATACCTTCTAAGGCAAAGTGTGTGGCGACTGTCCTGCTGTCGCGCTCCACACCGCTCACCTCGCATCCCTCAACGAGTTCGATAGCTTCCTCTAAACTATCTGCCTCGACGTCGACCTCGATGTCTACCACTTCCCTAGCCCTGATTTTGAAATTAGCCATCCTACTTATCTCCATCCAAGATCGCCTTGATCTTATCCATATTGTCCTCGTTGATGACAAGGGCGGTGCCGCCCGCGCCGTTGATCCTGTCTATATTTAACTGCTGCAACGCCGTGGGCTTGTTGCCGTTGGCCTTGCACTCGAACGCAAAGAACTTACCCTTGTAGCAGGCGATGATGTCAGGCACGCCCGATGCACCGAACCCACTCGTTACAGGGTAGAAGTAGTAGGCGCCCAGCTCCTTTAGCTGGACGACCACTTTTGATTTGACCTTCTTCTCTGGCGTAGCTGCCATATCACGCTCCTCTAAGAACCCAGTAGACGCTCTCATCGACGCGCATACCGACACCCTCTACCTTGGTCTGTGGTGGGTTTACCTTCATCATAGATAGCACGGCAATACGCTCCTGCATCCATGCTGGTAACTCGTCCGTGGTGTTATACACACCCTCTACCTCGCTGTCGGCGCTACCAATACCAAGGCAAACAACCTCGATAGTAGAGCCTACGAAGATGCGGTAGACGTTCTCAATATCGCCTGTCCACTGGGCCTTGAGTTCGCTTAGTCGCTTACGTGCGCTTGGCATATCAGTGACACGTGTTAGGCTTGGCCCTAACGCCGCCCGCTCAATGTCCTCATGCCTTATCTTGTTCACATCAAGCATACGCATTACCTTACCCTTCATTCGTATTCCCCCGTGCAAATATAAAATACCCTGTCGTCTACACGCACACCGACACCCTGAACGTGCGTGTTGTTAGATACCAACTTCAACACCGCTGTGCGCTGCTGTGCCCACTCTGGCAGTTCCGTTGCGGCCATCCGTATAGGTGCCGCGCGTGTAATATACGCGTCTGGTTCCAGATGCAGGCTGTCGGCCACAAGCTGCCCGTAGTTATCGGAAAACGCGACATAGGTTAGGCCACGCTCTATGTACCTATCGAACTCGGCCACCGCAACTGCGTGCTTATACAGTTCATCCTTATCTCTGTTCAGTTCTTCGGAGGCAAAGGTGATGTTACGCAGTTCCTTAAATATACCTTTGCTTAAATCGTGGTCACTGTAGACATAAAAACCAAGCAAATCTTGCATTTTATCACGCACGTGCCTGCTTAGGACATTTCGATCCTTGGTGATAATATTTTTAACTTCTGCCCATGTAGCCTCAACTGCGCCCCTAACGTCAAGCGGTTTAAGATGGTTTACGGCTAGCTTGATAGCTGTGGACAGCTTATCAGTGGACACAGTGTTGTGCTTCCAATTATCAACGCTGATCTTTGTGTTATGTGTATTGGCCGTGCGGACATAATACCCCAGCTTTTCCTTCCCAACCTTCCTAAGCCGCAAGTCCGCAAACCCAATCTCACCGAGCACGTGCGTATCGCCCGGCCTGTATATAAACGCCGTATTGTTGTCGCAGTTATAGTGGCTCGCCCCGCCAAGGGCTTCGCACACGGCAGTTACAAAGTCCCTCATCTCCGCGTAGCGGTAGTTTGTTCTAGCTCTATGCTCGTGCATCTCTCTGTCCTGTACACTGCATTGCTCAAAATTGCTCACAAGTGGATGATTAAACCGTGCCGCCATTTTATATCTCCTTACGAATAGTGTTATTAAAACCGCATACCTCGTTGATCCATTTGTTTACCTCGGAGCGGATGTACTTACTCCGAAGTTTTTCTACTTCTTCGGACGGTGTGTCATTATGCTTCCACATTTGGAAACCGCTCACTGCGTCATATATTTTGAACATAGCGGTGAGTGTCAGGCTGTGCCGCATCGGGTGCTCTTGGTCTTTGATAATGCGGTGGATTAGTTTCGGTTCGGCCCCTCGGAATAGGTTGTCGTATAGCCCACCGACCTGCTTCTCCAGCTTGAGTTCTGCTGCAATCTGCTTAAGTTCCTTGATCGTGTGGTTTCTGAACTCCCAATTCATCTGCGCCTGCATCAGCGGGTATAGAGCTGTGACGTGCTCGAGGAATGCGGCAACGTCCTTCTTGAGTGAAGCCTTCAGTTCCTTGTTCACATAGGTACGGTCTACCATGACCTTGTGCGGCTCACCGACGAGTGTGAACCTGCCGTTTTCCTCGCG